TATCATGGGGTGCAAGTTCAGTAGAATTAGAGAACTATTCCAAGATTAGGGTTTCAACAACAACTCCAGATTCAGGTCGTTCTGGATCTATATCATTATTGATTCTTGATGAGTTTGCATTTGTTCGTAATAGTATTGCAGAGCAGTTCTGGACTGCTGTATATCCAGTAATTTCATCTGGTAATGAATCACGTGTTATTATAATTTCAACTGCAAATGGGCTCAATCTCTTCTATAAGATGTGGGTTGATGCAGTAGAAGGTTCTTCTGATTTTCAGCCATATGAAGTATCGTGGGAAAAAGTTCCTGGCCGTAATGATAAGTGGAGAGCACAAACCATTTCTAATATGGGTGGTGATGCAGAAAGATTTGATCAAGAATTTGAAAATGTTTTTACAGGTTCATCTAATACTATGATTCCTATCAGTAAGTTGAAAACACTTGCATATAGGAAACCCATACAACAATCAGCTAATCAATATAGTGTGTATGAAGAGCCATTACCAATGCACCAATATTTTATGGGAGTTGATGTTGCACGTGGTATAGGTGGTGATTATACGGTTATACAAGTTCTTGACATCACAGAATATCCATATCGTCAAGTGGCTGTATATAGAAATAATACAATAGAGGCATTGGTTATTCCTACTATCATAAAGGAGTGGGGTGAGAGGTATAATGGGGCATATGTCCTATTAGAAGGTAATGATATGGGTGAAGGTGTTGCTAATGCATTATTAAATGACGTTGAGTATGAAAATGTATTATCAACATCATTTCAAGGAATGCAGGGACAACGACTTGGTAGTGGATTTGGAAAGTCAATACGTAATGCTGTGTTTATGAGTAAAAAGATTAAGATAATCGCATGTAATAGTCTTAAATCACTTATAATGAACGATCAACTCATCATTCAAGATTTTACAACCGTACAGGAATTATCTACATTTGTTCGTAAAGGAACATCATGGTTAGCTGATGAAGGATCACATGATGATACAGTTATGTCTCTTGCAGTATTTGCATGGGCATGTCAGGAGCCATATTTCAAAGACTTAACCGATCATAATCTAAGACTTGAGGTGGAAAATAGTATGATGGGTGATATTTTAGAAAGTGCAGTTCCATTTGGATTCATCGATGATGGTCGTGGGCCAGATGATGGCTGGGAAACAGTAACCAATTTTTAAAGTCAAGAACTACTTTTTTCTAAATAAATATTACAGAAGATAAATGTGATTAAAATTAAATAGAGAAATAAAACTCATTTTTTTAGGATGAAAATTATGGTAAGGAGAAAGATATGGCATTAGTAAGTCCAGGCGTAGAAACATTTGAAGTTGACGTTGGTGGTTCAGTTGCTGAAGCTGGCGGCTCACCTACAGCTGCTGTTATTGACGCTAAGTGGGGCCCGGTAGACAAACGTATGTCTATTACATCGTTGATCGAACTTGAAGATACATTCGAAAAGCCAGTAGCTACTAACTCACAATATTTGCGTTGGTTTAGTGTTGCTGATTATCTCGGTTATGGTGGTAATGCCATCGTAGCTAGGACAGTCAATGCGGCCGCTAGAAATGCAGTAGCGAGTGGTTCTGTGGCTTTAATTAAAAATAAAACAGCGTTTGATGGTGCAACAGTAACCAGTCATAAGTTTATTGCTCGTTATCCTGGCGCAATCGGAGATAGTATTACTATTTCTGTATGTACAGGTGCTACTGAATTTGCAGCTGCTGGATCAACAAACTGGGGAGCAGGAGAACGTTTCGATAACCTCTTTGATGGAGCTCCAGGCACATCGGACTTTGTAGCTGCAAACGATGCAGATGGTGTTGATGAAATGCACATTGTTGTGTATGATCAGAACGGTCTCATCACAGGAGAGAAGAATAAAGTATTAGAAACATTCGGTTATGTCTCAAAGGCTGCTGATGCTACTGGCCCAACAGGTGGTAGTATTTTCTATGAGACAGTAATTAATGAGACATCTAAGTACATTTATGCTGGTTCTTTGGATCTTACAACGGTTGGTGGTAATTCAGCGTATGGTGCGAACTCTAATGGTAACACTACAGCGTATGATACAGAATCAACTGCTACAGAAATGAATTTAGCTGGTGGTGTTGATGGTACAGCAGTAGCTGGAGATGCAATTTCAACATTACAACTACTTTTCACTTCACGTGAAGATGTAGATATTAGTGGTATTATCACCTCGAAATGGGGAACTATTGGAGGTACGGCCGTTACTTATGAAGCCGCAGCTATTGTTATTGCAGCTGCACGTAAGGATTGTATTGTATTTGGATCAGCTGATATTATGACAGCGACTGGTATTCCAGAAGCTCCGTCAGTTGCAGCTGCTTCAGCTGCTGCGTGGACTACTGCACTGAGTGGTCGTTCCAGTTATGCAGTAATTGACTCTGGTTGGCATCAGAAGTATGATAGGTTTGCAGATGTTAGTCGATGGATTCCGTTAAACGGTCATACTGCTGGTATTTACAGTCGATTGGCACGTGATTCGGAAACGTTCTTTTCGCCAGGTGGTTTTACACGTGGTGTTCTTAGTGGTGTTGGTCAACTTGCTTGGAATCCAACACAGACCGAGAGGGATACTCTATATAAAAATAATGTAAATCCGATAGTTAATTTTCCCGGCCGGGGAACAATACTATTTGGTGATAAGACATATGTATCGAAGCCGGGTAGTTTTGACAGAATTAACATACGAAGTTTGTTTATACTTCTTCGTAAGTCTGTTGCTACTTTCGCTGAAGATGTTTTGTTTGAAACTAATGATGCATTTACACGAAGTATTTTTGTTAGTGCAGTAGATTCTTTTCTTGCTAACATTCAGTCAAGAAGGGGTTTGGAAGAGTACCGAGTAATCGCTGATGATTCGAATAACACTGCTACGGTGTTGAACAATAATCAGTTTGTTGCTGATATTTTTGTAAGGCCTTTAAATTCTATTAACTATATTAGACTTAACTTTGTGTCTGTTCGTGCTGGGGTTGAGTTCTCAGAGTTAGCTGGTTAAGGTAGGAGAAAAATATGGCATTTAAAGTAACAGATTTTATTAACGAAGCTCAGGATGGTGCTCGACCTTCATTATTTCTCGCACAGGTTAATTTTCCAATAACTGTGCCGGGCGGAATTGAGGCTAGAGATAAATCTCGATTTTTAATCAAGGCTACATCAATTCCTGCTTCAACATTAGGTATTATTGAACTACCTTTTATGGGTAGGAAGATTAAACTTGCTGGTGATAGAACATTTGAAGATTGGTCAACAACTGTAATCAACGATGAGAAGTTTACGATTCGTGCGGCTATTGAAGCATGGTCGAATTCTATTAATGGTTTACAGTCTAATGCACCAACATTTAATACATCAATTGGATATCGAACTACTGGTTTAGTAACTCAATATTCTGCTCGTGGTAATCCAATTCGAACATATACATTCCATAATATTTGGCCAAGTTCTGTGGCTGGTTTGGATCTTGGTTGGGAATCAACGGACGCCATTGAGGAATTTGAATGTACTTGGACATATGACTATTATACAGTCAAGCCAGGTGCTGATGGAGTTTCTATTGAAGTTGGTGCAGATCTTGGATTAAGTATTAGAGCTGCTTTGGGTCTTGAAGTTACGATTAGTTAATCAACCTAAATAAGTATTAGAGTATTTGTGAGAGAGTGCTTCGGCACTCTCCCACATATACATTAAGGAATGTAAATGGCTAATATATTTGGGTTTGAGATTACAAGAAAATCATTAGATAAACCAAAGATAAAAACGTTAGACACACCTATACGGCCAGAAGAAGAAGGTTCATCATTACAATATGGTGGGCATGGTGCGTATGGCGAAACATTTAATGTAGGTGGGATTGATTATAGTAGTGAGCAGGAATTAATTCGTAAGTATAGAAAACTTGCAATGATGCCTGAGATTGAAACTGCTATTGAAGAGATTATCAATGAAGCTGTTGTTACTGATGAAAACAAACCATCTATTAATGTTGCATTTGCAGAAAAAAACGATATATCAGATAATATTAAAAGAAGAATTGTAGAAGAGTTTGCATATATCTATAACCTTTTAGACTTTCAGGATAATGGGTATGAGTACTTTAGAGCTTGGTATGTTGATGGTCGTCTTGCATTTTATAAGAATGTAGACAAGAAAAATAAAACTATTGGTAGTATTCAACAAATTGACCCACAGAAAATTCGAAGAATCAAAGAAATTATAGAAGATAAGCAAGTTAATAATGTTCCTTTGGTTACTGATATAAACACATATTACGAATATAATAGATCTGGTTTATCACCAGATACATTGAGGGGTACTGACCAGACAATACAATTGACGAACGATTCTGTGACGTATTCTACATCTGGATTGTTAGATGATCAAAGAAAGTTTACATTATCATATTTACATAAAGCATTAAAATCAATTAATCAATTAAGCGCTCTTGAAGATTCTATGGTAATTTATCGTATTACAAGAGCACCAGAACGACGAATATTTTATATTGATGTCGGTACACTTCCAAGACAAAAAGCAGAACAGTATGTCATGGATATTATGTCCAAGTATCGAAACAAGATGATCTACAATCCAAATACTGGTCAAATTGATGATACGAAAAAATATCAGACTATGTTAGAGGATTACTTCTTGCCACGAAGAGAAGGTGGTAAGGGAACTGAAGTTTCAACATTAGCTGGTGGACAAACAACTAATGTTACTGAAGAATTAGAATATTTTCTTAGGAAGGTATACAAATCACTCAATGTTCCATTTAGTAGATTTAATCAAGAAGGTGTTGCAGCTTTTGCTGATCAGACATCTGCTGTTAATCGTGAAGAGTTAAAGTTTGCACGTTTCATACAAAGATTACGTCGAAGATTTTCAACTATATTTTATGATCTATTAAAAACACAATGTATCGTTAAAGGTGTTTTTACAGAGCATGAATGGTATGATATTAAAGATCAAGTATTCTTTAATTTTACAAAGGATTCTTGGTTTGCAGAATCTAAGAACCTTGATATTCTTAATGCTCGATTGAATGCAATGAGTAGTGTTGAAAATTATGTTGGTACGTATTATTCACAAGATTGGGTTTCAAAAAATATACTTAATCAATCTACTGAAGAAAGGGTAGACCAATATAAACAAATACAAAGAGAAAAGAGTGCTGGACTTTTACCATCTGAAGAAGAGTAGGGTGGATATTAATAAATAATAATTAGGAGTAATTATGGACTTCGTAAAAACAGTCAAAGATATTATGGATAAAAGGTATGCAGAAGTAAAGAAGAATGTCAATAATGAATTAAATGGCCGTTCTTCTTCTGCAAAGGAATCATTAAAGAAAGATGTGATGGCTGATACTTTTACTAAGGATAATTCTGAAACTCAAGAAAAAAAAGAGAAATAATTTTATATGGATTCAAAACAATTAGTTAATGACATTGTTAATAAAAGATTTTCTAAAGCTAGGAAAGCTATCAGTGAAGAGTTGTCTAATCGTGTATTGAATCATATTGAAACTAAAAGGTCTGATGTAATTAATGAAGCACTTTCATTTGAGCCTGGCCTTGCAAAGACAGGACTTGCAGTAGCTGCAGGGGCAACTGCAGCTGGAATTGGTATAGCTAAGGGTGCAAAGGCACTACATAAAAGATTTGGTGCAGTAGGTAGAGCTAAACACAAAGAAGAAAAAGAAGGAAAGAAGAAGGAGAAGGCAGAAGCAAAGAAGAGTTTAGCATGGATAAAAGGTGGTGGTAAAGATGTTAAGAAATTAGAAGCTAAAAAACACAAGCCAGGTACTGGTGTAGAACTTACTGACAAGCAGAAGAAAGATAATCAAAAAATTCAAGATAAAATAGATGATATTAGGGATAAGTTTGATTCCAATTGGGCAAAGTCACATAAAAAAGATGTAAAGGCAGGTCGTATTGAGGCAGGGCCAGATTTGAAAACTGCAAAAAAACAAAAGAAAAAGGCACGAAGTGAACGAGATAAGAAAACAGATGATGAAATAAAAGATGATGATGCACCAACTGATGATGAAAAGCAAGCTGAAAAAGATGCGATTGAACAAGAAGATAAACTTAAAGGTCAATTAGATAAAGAAATTACAAAACGATCTGGTGATCTTGAAAAAACACAAACAAAAATGAATATTAATGCAATTTTAGGTAAAGATGCATCTGATAAAGATAATCAAAATTTAGCAACACAACAAAGTGAACTTGATACATTAGCAAAAAAACGTGCAGAACTTGAACCGCCAGAGGAAGAAGAAGAGGAAGAAACAGAATGAGTCATATTTTAAACGAACTGATATCAATGAATAATGTTAAGACAATTGAAGAAGAGGCTAAAATTGCCGAAACAATTGCACAGCATTCAGTTCGTATAAGGGATGGCTTATCCAGAATAGAGAAGGCCAAAGAAGGGTGGGAGCTAGAATATCACACATTTGATCCTGACCCAAGAGAAGGTTTTGCAGCACAAAGTACGTCTACTAAAGCAAGGAAATCCAAATGAGTGATAGAGACACACAAATAGAAAATGAATCTATTCTTGATGAGATAAAGAAAATCAAAGCTCGGGTTCGTGGTGGAAAAATACAAAGAAATGTTAAAGTCGCAACTAAGGCCGGCCATAAGATTGTAGATGGAAAAGAAGTTCGTATGAAAGCATCCGAAAAATTAGCTCGTAAGAAGGGTGCTAAGAAAGGTGCTCGAAAACGAAAGCCGGGGTTGGCAAAATCGTTACGAGCGAGAAAGAAATCAAATAGAATTGGCAAAAGAATATCTAAAGATTAGATTAGGGGGAAATAACAATGAAGTTTATACGAGAGTATGTAGAAAATATTGATCCTATTATTGTAGAGAATAAGGAGAGTGGTGATAAGGATTATTTCCTTGAGGGTATCTTTCTTCAGGGTAACAAAGAGAACAAGAACAATAGGAAATATCCTGTTGCAACATTAGAGAAGGCTGTTGATGAGTTTAATAAAGATTACGTTTCTAAGAAGCGTGGTTTTGGAGAACTCGGACATCCTAATGGCCCACAAATCAATCTTGAGCGTGTATCACATATGATCATGGAAATCAAGAAAGATGGTAATAACTTCGTTGGTCGTGCTAAGGTAATGGACACTCCTTATGGTAATATCGTTAAGAATTTTATCAAGGAAGGTTGTATGCTTGGTGTTTCCAGCCGTGGTCTTGGGTCTGTTAATGATAAAAATATGGTTCAAAATGATTATAAATTAGCAACTGTTGATATTGTTGCTGATCCTTCTGCTCCTGATGCGTTCGTTGAGGGTATCATGGAGAGTCATGAATGGTATGTAGAAAATGGTGTCTACAAGGTTCATGAAATAGAAGAAATTCAGGACGAAATTAATGAAACTTCTAAATATGAATTACAAGAAAAGAAAATTGAACTTTTTGAGAAGTTTATTAATAGATTATAGTTCTAAATTAATAAAAATATAAATAATACTAATGCAGGAGAATAAGGATGACAATTAAAGAGTCGTTAGAAAAGCTCGACGAGATTCTCAAGAATACAGAACCTTCTGTCATTGAAGACAATTTCAAGGATATCGCAGAAGCGCTTGAGATTGACTCAGATGGCGTTAACACTGTAGAAAATATGGTAGAAGCTATTAAAACATCTGTTTCTTCTATTGAAGAGAGTGACGTTGAATCAGTAGTAGAGGAACTTTCTAAGTTTTTCGTAGTTGAAGAGGATGAGAAGTCCACCGAAGAAGAAGTTTCTGAGGCAAAATCAGCTAAGAAAGAAGAAGAGGGTGAAGAAGAAGATGATGAGGATGAGGATGAGGATGAAGACGAGGAAGAAGTTCCTGCTGAGTCCAAGAAGATGAAGAAAGAATCTTTTTATATTACTTCGTCTGATCTTGATCTGAATGAAGATGTTACAGCAATGTTCCAAGGTGAGGAACTCTCAGAGGAACTCCAGAACAAAGCGAAAACAATCTTTGAAGCTGCTGTCGTTGCTCGTGTTAATAACAAGATTAATGACATCGTTGAAGATGTTAATGATGTTCTTGAAGAGCGAGTTGAGAAAATCGAAGAGACGTATGGTGAGAAGGTAGATGAGTATCTCACATACACTGTCAATGAATGGGTAAAAGATAATAAGTTGGCTATTGAGAGTGGTATTCGTTCAGATATGTACGAATCATTTATCTCTGGTCTGCGAAAGGTTTTTGATGATCATTACATCAACTTTCCAGAGGAAGAGATTTCAATCGCTGAAGATTTACAAAAGAAAGTAGACGAACTTGAAAAGGGACTTAATGAAACTCTTGAAGAGAACTCAAAACTTCATAAAGAGATCAAGAATGTCCATAAGCAAACTGTAGTCGATGATGTTACTGATGGACTTTCTGAAGCTCAGAAGGATAAGTTGATAGAGTTGTACGAGAGTATTGAAGTTGATTCTAATGATGATACTTTTGATAAGTTTCGTGCGAATGCAGTTATGATTCGTGAAAATTACTTTCCAACAGAGGTTTCAACAGTTGAGGATTCGGATAGTTTGATCGATGATACTCCTGTTGATACAGAAACAATTACAGAAAACCACAAGACATCTAATGTGGTTGATGATTATGTTAAAACGTTAGATCGTTACGTTAAGTAAAGATAATTAAGGAGAAACTAATGGATACTAATGCTAAAAATGCACAACATTTAATTGAAAAGTGGAGTCCTGTTCTTGATCATGAGTCGATGCCGAAGATCACAGATCATTGGCGCAAGACTGTGACTGCAATCATGCTTGAGAACCAAGAGATTGCGAATAAGGATTCTGCTTCAGAGAATGGTGGTCTACTGACTGAGGCTGCGCCTATGACAGGTAGTGCTCAGTTTTCAGGATATGATCCTGTTCTAATTTCGCTCGTTCGTCGTTCTATGCCCAACCTGATCGCTTATGATGTGATGGGTGTGCAGCCGATGACAATGCCCACAGGTCTTATTTTCGCCATGCGTTCATACCTTTCTGATGATGCTATTGATATCACAGAGTCGGGTGACGTTGAAGCGTTCTATAATGAGCCAGACACCGATTTTTCTGGTGGTGGAACTCATGCTGGAACTGACTTCTTCAATGCTGGCGCTCATCAAACTGGTTACACTGCTGGTGTTGGTAATACAACAGCTGCTGGTGAGGCTCTTGTTGGTGCGACTGAAATTCCTGCGATGGGTTTCCGTATTGATAAGGTGTCTGTAACTGCTAAAACTCGTGCTTTGAAAGCTGAGTACACAACTGAACTTGCACAGGATCTGCGTAATGTTCATGGTCTCGATGCCGAATCGGAGCTTGCCAATATTTTGTCAAGTGAGATTCTTTCTGAGATTAACCGTGAGGCGGTTCGACACATTTATATTACTTCTAAGGTCGGTGCTCAGTCTGGTACAACTACCGCTGGTATCTTCGATCTTGACACCGACTCAAGTGGTCGTTGGTCAGTTGAGAAGTTTAAGGGACTCATGTTCCAGATCGAACGTGAGGCTAATGGCGTTTCTAAGGACACACGTAGAGGTAAGGCTAATATCCTTATCGTATCTTCTGATGTTGCTTCGGCTCTTCAGATGGCTGGTGTTCTGGATTACGCTCCTGCTCTTGATCAGGCGGCTGCACTTAATGTAGATCCTGCCTCTTCAACATTTGCTGGTATCCTGAATGGTCGATACAAGGTATACGTTGATCCGTATGCTGGTGCTGTTGACTATTTTGTTGCTGGATATAAGGGATCAAGTCCGTTTGATGCGGGCATCTTCTACTGTCCATATGTACCGTTGCAGATGAGTCGTGCGATGGGTGAGAATTCGTTTCAGCCGAAGATTGCATTCCGTACTCGTTACGGTATGTCTTTGAATCCTGTTTATAACGGTATTCTGGCTGGTAACGCTGCTCAGACAACTCCTCTTGACCCTGCGTCAACGAGTGGCCCTGATGCACGTGGTGCGAACATCTACTACCGTCGCGTTCGCGTGAACAATTTATTGTAAACAACCTTCTATATAACTATAGAAATAACATAACAATAGAGATAAGGTGGAGTTCTTCGGAACTCCACTTTTTTTTAGCTCTAAATTTAATAATGTCTAAATAACTATAGAGGGTTATTGACATATGAAAGGAAAACATAAACACCACATAATACCAAGACACGCTGGTGGTTCTAATGATCCAGATAATTTTGTTTATCTTACCGTCGAAGAACACGCAGAAGCCCATAAAAAGTTGCACGAGGAATATGGTAGATGGGAAGATCGTTTAGCTTATGAAGGTTTAAGTGGTCAAATCGGAAAGGATGAGATTTGGGAAGGAATATATAAAAATAGGAAAACATTTTTGGGTAAGAAACATACAGAAGAAACAAAAAAGAAAATATCAGAAAATAAGAAGAGACAGGAGCGTCTTGGATTAACAAAGGCACATAATGAAGAATGGCGTAAGAACCAATCTGAAAAAATGATGGGTCATACAGTATCAGAAGAACAAAGAAAAAAAGTAAGTGATGCATTAAAGGGAATAGCAAAATCAGAAGAACACAAACATAAAACGAGTGAGTATGCTAATAACAGAAGTGAAGAACATAAAAGAAATCTTAGTAAAGCTCAAAAACTACGATGGCAGAAGTACAGAGAAGCAAACTCTAAGATCTAAATATAGATATGGCTACTATTAGTGCAAGTAAATTTAATTTATCAAGAGTTCAAAATGCTGTTTTCACTATTGAGGGTGAGAAAGAGATATCTTACTTTTTAACTTCGTTTAATTTGCCTGGTGTATCAATAGGAACTATGCCTATTGCAAATCCATTTAAAGCACATAGTGATCCTGGCAATACTTTAACTTACGAAGAATTATCTGTTACTTGTCTTATTAGTGAAAATTTTGATAATTGGAAAGCTTCCGTAGATTGGTTAAAAACTGCAACTGATGGTTTTACATTTTCATCTGCAACTTCTGGTAGAATGACTAAGAAAGCTGGTTCAATAGTATTACTAACCAATAATGGAAATCGATTTGGTGACATTTCTATTTCCAATATGTTTCCTATTAATATAGGTTCTATTGATTTTGATATACAAGCAACTGAACCAGTACCATTAACATTTACTATGACTCTACAGTTTGAATCCTATAAAGTTAATTTTGATGATAATGCTGACATTTAGTTGACTTTTTAAGAGAAATGTGATATAATACTCAGAGTATGATTTTAGACAGCATATTGGAAGAGTGGGAAAAAGATAGTGCTCTTGACCCATCTAACCTCGATAAGCAATCGCTTGATATTCCACAGCTACACGCAAAATATTTAAAGCACCATTACAAGATACAGGGTGAGTATAGAAATGCCAAAGATCTCTACAAAGAGTGGGAGCAGGTAGCATACAAGTATTACTCTGGTCGCATGAGTATGGATGAGTTGAAAGAGTTGAATCTGAAGCCATTCCCTCATAAAGTGCTAAAGAATGATCTTGCACGATATATAGGAAATGATGAGAGGGTAACTAAATATAGGAAGAGGATGAATCAGCTGGAAGACGATATTAAGATCATGGAGAGTATTATTGATAGTATCAATCGTCGTAGTTTTCAGATTAAGAACTATATTGACTATATGAAATTTAGTAATGGAATGATTTAGTGGGGAATGTCTTTTTAGCAGTTCAAATGTTCTTTGTAGTGCTAATGAAGATTCTAGCTTTCATATTACTCTTTCGTGGTCTTTTTTAACGATGGATGTAAAATACCATAATGCCACTCACATGGTGGTCACATCAGAATTTTCACATACCGTAGAAGAGATATCTCAGTATTTCACTATTACAATACCTGATTCTCAGTTCATGAGAAGGGGACATCGTAAGTATTGGGATGGTAAGCTTAGATTATACAACAAAAGAAACTCAACACTTTATACTGGGCTCCTCAAGAATCTTATTGAATTTGCCAAAGAGCGCAAGTATTTTATTGATATAGATGATAACTTAATTCCAGATGAAAATTGGACATTAAAAGATCTTGATGAATTCTTACGTTCCCTATCGCTTCCAGTTAATCTACGTGATTATCAAAAAGATGCTCTAATAATTTGCATAAATAAAAAAAGATGTGTTATAGAATCGTCAACTGGTTCTGGTAAATCTCTTGTTATATATTCACTTATACGATATCTTAAAGAGCGTAAAATATTACTCATAGTTCCAACGTTGACTCTTATATCACAAATGCGTTCTGATTTTATTAAGTATTCAGAAGATGACAAATGGGATTTTGATGATAATGTGCATGTGATCACAGGTGGTGTAGCTAAAGAATCAGATAAGAATGTATTTCTATCTACATGGCAATCGTTGTATAATCTGGAGAAGTCCTACTTTGAGCAATTTGATTCTGTTATTGTGGATGAAACCCATCTTGCTCATTCAACATCATTTCGCCATATACTTGAGAATTCGACAAATGCAGATGAGAGGTTCGGTTTTACTGGAACACTTCAGGAAACAGAAACTCATCTAATGACCATACTTGGTTTACTTGGCCAAGCAACAAAGGTAACGAACACACAAGAATTACAAAAGAAGAATATTTTATCAAATATTAATATAGATATGATTCTCTTGAAATATCCAGAAGAGGTATGCAAGAGAGTTGTAGAGCTTAATTATGACGAAGAAATAGATCTTATTCTTGAGAATGATAAACGAAATGAGCTCATACTTAATTTGGCAGAAAAGGGCTCTGGAAATATATTAATATTGACGAGTCAAGTAAAAAAGTCTGGAGTTGGATTATACGATCTTATAAACGAAAATGCAAAGAATAAAGATGTGTTTTTTATATATGGGGATACTGATCAGCAACTTCGAGAAGAAGTGAGATGGTATGCGGAAGAACATGATAATGTTGTTATTATTGCAACATATCAAGTATTTTCGACAGGAGTAAATATAAAAAACTTACGAACAATACTTTTTGCTATTGCCGGTAAGTCAAAAATTAGAAATTTACAATCTATCGGAAGGGGGCTACGAACACACGAGAACAAGGATCACCTTAAATTAATTGATATAGGTGATGATTTTAGATATAAGAATAAAGTAAATTATGCATTTAAGCATTTTGAAGAAAGGTATAAGTTGTATATAAAGGAAGGATTTCCTGTCAATATAAACGAGAAAGGCATTCCTTGCCATCCCTTCGTTCAAATGCCAAATGTTAATTAATTTCTATTCTTTTTGGGGACATACTTATTATAATATGTCACCATAGTTTTGTCAAGTAGTAAAGGAGAGAAAAATGGAATTAATATTAACAATTTTAATACTTTCTGGATTTGCTTGTGCTTTGTCGTTGCGATTTATATTTGGTAAGGATCGTGAGGTTTGTAAGCCGGGGTGTTCTAATATGAACCTGTTTGCTAATTTTGACGATTGTCCGATTTGTGGCGAAAGTTCTGAAAATCACTTGACAAAGACAACGAAATAGTATATACTCATATATTAATAGGAGAAGTATAATGAACATTGTGGCTATTAACACAATATGGACTTTGATTGCGGCGATTCTGGTTTTTATGATGCAGGCAGGATTTGCTATGCTGGAAACTGGATTTACTCGAGCTAAAAATGCGACTAATATAATGATGAAGAACCTTATGGACTTCTCCATTGGAACACTCGCTTTTTGGGCAGTAGGCTATGGCATCATGTTTGGAGTGGATGCGTTCTTTTTAACAGGTGCGACTGCACAGGTTAGTGAAGGTTTGTCTACATTTACAACATGGATGTTTCATGTGGTATTTGCAGCTACGGCTGCGACCATTGTTTCTGGTGCGGTTGCGGAACGTACTCAATTCAAAGCATATTTAATTTATTCCGTTTTTATTACTGGCCTCATTTATCCCATCGTTGGACGATGGATTTGGGGTGGTGGTTGGCTAAGTGATCTTGGTTTTATCGATTTTGCAGGATCAACAGTAGTACATTCAGTTGGTGGATGGGCAGGACTTGCTGGTGCGTTTGTCCTCGGGCCACGAATTGGTAAGTATGTAAGAACAAAGATTAAGAATTCTGGTACTGGATCTCTCGTTGCATATAAAAATGAAGTAAAAAACATTCCTGGCCATAATATACCATTAGCTGCACTTGGTGTGTTTCTATTGTGGTTTGGTTGGTTTGGTTTCAACGCAGGTAGTACAACATCAGGAATGGATCTATCTATTGCACGTATTATGGTAACAACTAATCTTGCGGCCGCAGCTGGTGCAATTGGTGCATTATTTTTCTCTTGGTTGGCAACAGGTAAGCCTAATGCAACATTTTCACTTAATGGTGCAATTGCAGGTCTTGTTGCAATAACAGCAGGATGTGCAACTGTTTCCCCATTAAGTGCAGTCATTATTGGTTTTCTTGGTGGTATAATTGTAGTATTATCTACACGGTTCTTTGAATTTAAACTCAAAATTGATGATCCAGTAGGTGCCGTATCTGCTCATGGTGTAGTAGGTGCATGGGGTACGATT